CTTGTGGTCTTTTTCTAGTCTGTCAACTATAATGTCTAAGATTTCTTCAAAATCATCATCTGGATGTAGGCGATAATCAATGGAAATATCATCATACATTTCTTGCATCATGTTTGCTACGTATTCTTCTTCTGGTGTTTTAGGATTTGTCATAACATCATATGCATCCAAATCACCATTGATAATATCTTGAATGATACTGTCGGCTTCAGCCATGCGTGACTCGCCCAAACCAATTGCTAATTTACCAACTGCTTTCCAAAAGTTTTCATCATTACCACCTGATGATTTACTAGCATCGTCTACATCACCTTTAAGTCTTGACAATGGATTGTTTGAAGATGATTTTGTTGATTTCTTAGGCTGATCTTTTAACTGCTTTAGTGCGGCTTCAATCTCTTCCTTCTTATGTGTCAACTTCATTTTTAGTTGAGGATTCTTTTCTGCTTCAATCTTTGCTTCAACATTCTTCAGTGCCGCAGTTAACTTTTCTTCAGTTGGCTGTTCTGCTTCACCGAGACTTGCTGTACTATGCTTAATGTCTGCTAAATGTGCATCAATACCTGCTGTATTCTTCATGCCCCACTTCTGTGCGGCTTTCTTTGCGGCTTCATAACTTGAATTAGCGTGGCATTCAAATCTGCCCTTCTTAGCGTGTAAGCAAATATAAGGACGACCTTCACTTGCTTCTTCATCTAAATCGAATGCGGCTAAGTTGCTTTTTTCTGTTGACTGGTTGTGACCTAATGTTTCTGCGCCGGGCGCTTCATCAAGCATTTCATCAGCAGGGACTGCTAAACTTTTAGTGGTAGAATCCATCTTTTCGCTGATGATATCGTTCGCCCAACTCTCAAGTGCTGTTACTTCACTCATCTCGCCCAAGTTCTTACGTAGTCTTGATAAGATTGGCATTACACTTTCAATACGTGGATCAAGTGTTTCTTGAACAAACAATTCATTCAAGTTTTCATCACCATCTGTTTCCATAAGGGTTGGGGTATAACTTTCAAAATATGCGTTGTATCCACGATGACCACGCATCTTACCTAATGTTTCACGTAGATTGTTATAATGATTCACACCTTCATTGATTAATGATTGTGCTGATTCGTTAAATTCTTTACCTCTAGTGGCACGAACGAAGCCGGCCATTTTTCCGTATTCTTCACAAAGACCCTTGATGTGGTTCCAACGATCATCATTTGGAACACCGCCTTCGGCCAAATGTCTGGCATAAACTTGGGCGATTCCCGGGCGGGTAGTAGGGGCAAGAATTCTTTCTCCAAGTTGATTCTCCAAAAAGATTTTAGCAATGTTGCGGAATCTCTGTTCGCCTTCTTGAATTTGACGGGTATGCTGTAAAATAATTTTAACAGTAGGCACGTTATCGTTGTAACTTGCCTGCTTACCCATTGGATAATATCCTTCGTTTACTTTTTCTTTCATTTTTACATATTCCCTTTGACGCATATCATCGCTAAGTCTATCTTTATTAGACAACTCAAAGTCTAATTGTTTACGTTGTGCCCAACTACTTAAATGCTTTTTGAATCCAGACCATGAATCATCGTAATCTACCCCAGGTGTTCTGCCTTCGGGACTGTCTTCTTGATCATTATCATAATATAATATTACAGTACTAGCATTGTCGATAGTAACCCATGCTTTGCCGTAATTTTCACCGTCTTTAATAAACTGAAATTCCATTACATCCGCTTCCTGTGAAGCAGTAACGTCTTGATTACGTGCGTTTTTAGACACAGGTTTGTATCCTCTGGTCTTTAAAAGGTCGTATAGTTGCTTATTAAATGATTCGTTGTCTAGTGCCATAGTAATATTTAGTCCAAAGTCATCAACCTAATACAGCAAAGAAGGGCAGGGGAGCAATAATATCCTCGTGGTCACGAATCTGACTTTCTAAGTCTCCGTGATAATCTGCTAAATGCTGTAAAATACGCACTACTAGTAGACTGGCCATTACTAAATCGTCAGTATCTCCTATCTTAGCCGCATAACTTCCACCACTGGCAACAAATGCTTTAAGTTCACTAATTAATGCCCTACTATGGATAGTCATTTTCTTACTTTCCAATAGAGTTTTAAACTTAGCACATGCTGTTAGTTTAGGCTTCTGTGTAGTATTGAACCCTCTACGTTTTTTGCCCGGCTCAGAAAGAAAGATTCCAGGAATATTGCTTTCTCCGTATTCGTTCAACGATATCAATGCGGCTTCACCAATGCTATTGTTTTCTAATGAATAGTAGACATTGTTGGGTTCGCCAGTACACTCAGCAATATACTTGTTAATCTGTGCTAATAACTTAATCTGATTAGGAATATCTGTTTTATTATGCTTCCACTCACCTACTTGTGTTGTAGTATTTGCTTCATAAATCTGAATGGCGGCATTGTCACCACCTGTACCTAAACTAGGATCTAGTGCAGTAACATATATGTTACCCTTAGTAGGTTTCTTATACCAGCGTACTTGTCCCATACGTTGCACAGGTTCAATGCCGCTTAATTGAATTAGTGTGTTTGGATTGATTAGTGTTTCGTCTGCGATAATGAATTCACAACCGATTTCACGATTGAATCGATCTTCACCTAATTGTGCTTTCATTTCATCAGCCCATTTCTGATCACGACCCGGCTGTTCATTCCAATAAGCACGATATGATTTGAATCCGTTCACACCAACATCTGTAGTATTGCCAAACTCATCTTCTGTTTTATTTGCTTGTTTCCAAATTAATGCAAACTGATCTTCATCACTGTTTGGTGTTGAAGTAATAATTGCCTTACCACCAGTAGATAAGGTAGGCGTGATAGAAGTCCAAAATAATTCAGCAATGGAAGGTCTAACGAATGCGAACTCGTCCAAGTATAGCAATGAGATAGACATACCACGACCCGTATTTTCTGTCGTGGTTGCTGATACGATACGACTACCGTTTTCAAAATCTAGTGACCCCTTGTTATAAGTTGTCACGCCTGCCTTAATGTGATCGGGGCAGTTTTCATATGCATAACGAATACGTTGCATAATTTCCTGCGCACCTGTATATTTGTGTGCGGCAATAAGAATTGTACTATCAGGCACGAACATAGCATACCACAATAGATAACCTGCCGCACTAGTTGACTTACCACTCTGTCGAGGCATGAGTGCGATACTATATCTATAATTGTGATAGGTATGAATTAATCTTTTCTGATAGTCCCATGGATGATAATTCATACTACCCTTAGTAGGGTGCTGAATCATAAAAAAGTTGTCCATGAAGTATAGGTAACCAGTTACAGGATCACAACACTTTACAAAATCCTGCAATTCTTTGTCTGTCTTAAAGACAGTTTTTGTGTATGGGTCCTTAACTAAGGAAGGTGCGTTGCCTTTACTCATAGAATTATTTATTAGGCAATAACCAGATTAGGTTATTTCTTGCCATTCAATACTTGAGCGGATATGTACCTGACCAGTTACGGAATCAAGTTCTAATGCCTGTGTGATATTACGTAAATACCAGGGACTTACATCGGTTGGTTCAGGATATGCCATAAAAAAAAATACTCTCATAAATGTTATTCTATGAGAGTATTTATGCGTTTTATAGATTACTTGATATCTAAAGGTCTTGCTTTTCTAACAACAATACAGAAGTATTTTTCTTTAACTGCCTTAACTTCGCCATCTTTTCCAGTAGGCATGTTTAGATCAAATTCAAAGTTGTTAAACTGTTCAATATCAAATCCAGTACGCATTAGTAATGCGGCTAATTGATTAGCGCCTAAAATGCTATAGTGATTTAAGTTGAATTCGTGTTTACGATCACAATCGGGAGCAGGGACTTCAATATACATTTTACTACCCTGCTTAAGAACACGATTGTATTCCATCAATGTAAAAATAGGATAAGGACTGTGTTCTAGTGCATGGCGACAAAAAATAAAATCAACAGATTCATCGTAGTAGCCATCTTTTTGTGGTAAGAAACTTAAGTCATATTTCTTAATAGCATGTCCTTTACCTTCACAGAGTGCAATGTCGCCAGGACTTAATGTTACACCGTGAAAGTTTGTATATTCACGGGCTTTCATTTCATCTAGGAAATAGCCGGGGCCACAACCTAGATCAAGAATATGTGCATCTTTGGGAAGATTTAACGGATCAATATATTGTTTTACAACTTGTGCTGTTAAATCTTTGTGAAATTGGCTGTCGCCTTCGTCATAGATGTGGGCTGTATAAAGCCACTCATTATAGAATTTAAGTTTGATTAAATCTAACGTAGAATTGATATCGATTAAGTTTTTCATTCAATAGTCCTGTACTGTGTTAAGAATACTTATTCTATGAGGACTGCTGAAAATTATTTTTTATAGCCCTTAAAAGGCTTAACTGGGCTACTTGTATTGGCGCCACTTGATTCCGTACTAGACACATCACCGTCAGTTAAGTCATCAAACATTCTTACGCCGGCTGCTTTGTATGCTAGCATCAATTTATCTTGTTCTTCTTTGGTATAGGGATGTGCTACATTGTGGCGAGATGCCCAACTGTTGCTATCCATCTCAGGTGGAGTTTTGCCGTCAGTACTGGCTGCTGCCATCATTACACGGTTTAATAGATAGAAACGGTCATAGTTACTATCAGTAAATCTATGCAATCCGGTTAAGGGGTCGCTGTGGTGTTTGGGAGAGTCAGGGATTTTTTTCTTCCCCTCTGTGATAAATTCCCAAAATCTCATTTTTTATAACCCTTGAAGGGCTTTACGGGACTCTTAATATTAGTATTAGGTAACTCATCACTATGTAGGTCACCGCCGTTTAAGTCTTGATAGGATGTTCCCATAGCCTTGTATGCTTTTTTCAACATACGTTGTTCTGCATCAGTGTATGGATGCGCTGTATTAAATCTACCGGCCCAAGATTCTTGGTCAATCACAGGATCAATCTCGCCGTCTGTGCATGCTAATGCCATACCCAAACGATTCATTTCATAAGTTCTATCGAATCCGTTTGGATCACGAAACTTATGCATTCCTTTACTAGCATATCGTTGGCGTTTAGTTAGTTTAGCGGCTTTGTAACTTTCGCTAATGAATTCGCTGGCTCTCATCTCTTATATCCTTTGAAGGCTTTAATAGGAGACTTGTCAGAGGTGTCATCCATCTCATCACTACTTGGAGTACTTGCTAACTTTTTACCGCGCTTCCCAACTTTGCTTAATGCTTTATCAATTACCTTACCTACATTAGGGTCAAAACTAGTAATTACTTGATGTTCTCCCCAGGCGCTTTCTGCTCTGAATTTAGGTTCATGTCCGTCCATTACCCCGTCATTTTGTCCTTGTTCACCTCTTACTGCGGCAATAGCAATACCAAAACGATATAAATCATAGAAGTCACTATTCTTTAAGTCCGTTATAACATAGGTGCCGGGAAGTGATTTAGATGCTACCTCTAAACCATCATGAACTTGATCTAAACGCTGTTCAGTAATGAATTCTCTTGCTCTCATTATTAATCTTCAGTTGTTAATATTTCATCATCTTCAGTAGTCATAACTGAATCTACATAACCGTCTAGAGCCAACTCTAGACCAGGAATTGCATTTCCAACAAACATTATCTGTGATGATACGAAATGAAATACAGAAGATGTTA